GTTTGTAGAACAAGGTAAAGAAGCTAGTTTTACGTCTATAGGTGCTTGGGTTGAAGAAAAAATGTCAAAAGCATATTATAGATTTTTGTATGATACTTACGACGGGTGTTATGACTTATATACTAGAGCCAATTATGCAAAACTTTATCTCGACAGCCTAGGCATAAAAAATCATCATTTACTTCCTATGCAAGCAGATATAATTGATTCTTGGGAATGGAACAAGGTAAAATTCTTACCCTTCACTATGAGAAGTTTTAAACACTTAGGTCTTGCATTAGATAATAAGCATCCTGGGCACGAAGCACAAATACAGTACGCAGAACGTATATATAGTTTTATAAACAAGACTAATTAAAGGAGTATTTTAATGAGTAAACAACCCCGCGATGATGGCAACGATCCAATTCCTGTACTAGCGCTGCGGCCTGGTAGAGGACTTCAAGTTCCTTTTACCGCTTCATCTAATACTTCTCCACAAATTTCAAACTCAGTTCGTGTTGTAACTCTTTTTGCAACTCAAGACTGTTTTGTTGAAATAGGAGGTGCGTCTGTTGAAGCCAGCACCACAACTTCTCATTTTTTATCTGCATCTATTCCTTATGACATTTCCCTTGGGGCTGAAACTGACCCTAATCAAAACTCTAAATATGTAGCTGTAATTCAAGATGCAACTGCTGGGAAATTGTATATCTCTGAGAGAGACTAATGCCTTTAGGAGTTAGTCGTCTCGTTTTATCCACCTCAGCGATTCGTCGAGTATTTGGCGATGTAATTACTGATCTAGACTTTATTATAACTCAAGACGGTCGTACCCTACAAGATCAAGATCTAAGATTTATTGCGGTTGAGCAGTCTGATAAAATTACAGACACCCTTGCTTCTCTTGGTCTTGATCCAATTACCACTCAAGATGGTAGATTCTTTGCACTCAACCAAAATCTAAATCAGGTACTGCTGTTAGAGCAAGATATTGAAACATCTGGTGATAGCTTTATAAGTCAGGACGGGCGAGCACTTCAAACTCAAAATAATCGTACAATTTTAACCCAACGTGAGAGTTAATCATTTTTCATTTTGACAGTCTACTAGTGTTGTGCGACAATACATGAAATATGTTCTCTTAGGGCAAAAGGAATTTAAATGGCAAACGTAAAAATTACCGATCTCACAGAACTTGCGGCAGTTGATCTCGCTACAAATGATGTGTTACCGATCGTTGACATCAATAATGATTCTACCAAAAAAGTTACAATCGCATCACTGACTGGTTTGTCAGATGCGAATGATTTTATTACTTTTACACGACTAAATGCTAATCTTGATATTGTTCAAGATAACGTAGCTGCTATTTCTGTTACTCTAGGAATACGTGGAGATGGTGGCACAAATGATGATGTAACGGTAGGCACAGAAGAACTCGTATTTTTAGGTGATACAGGAATCACTACCACAGTTTCTTCTAATACAGTTACAATTGATTTAGATGATACAGCTGTTACTGCAGGACTATATGGTGGCGTATCTGGTGGAGTTACTAATGTAGCAGCAGTCACGATTGATGCTACAGGACGTATTACTAATGCGGCTAATATTTCTGTTGTAACAAACTTAGACACTCTCCAAGATAATATTAATGTTTTAGACGGTAATGCTGATGCTATCGCTACTGACGTAACAGCTTTAGAAGCTAGACGTGTAGCTAACATTGCTGGTGCAATTTCTACAGTTCTTACTAGTGATTTAACAGCATCTCGCGCCTTAGCATCAGATGGATCAGGAAAAGTTGGTGTTGCTACTACTACATTAGCAGAATTAAACCATGTAAGCGGTGTTACTGCAGCTATCCAAACTCAGATTGATGCAGTTGAGTCAAGACGTGCGGCTAATAATATCACTACTACATTTACTGATGATGTTATCGTCACAGGTAACTTAACAATTAATGGTGATACAACAACCATCAACACTACTAACATGGATGTTGATGACACCCTAATCATGTTAGCCAATGGAACTACTGGCTCTCCTGCAAATGATATTGGTATATTATTTAATCGTGGTGCACAAGGTAACGCAGCATTTTTCTATGATGAATCAGCTAAGACATTTAAACTTAGTGACACTAAAGATCCTAAATCTAACACATCATTATCTCCTGTTACTGCTTCTAATCTAAGTGTAGGCATAGTAGACGCAGCTACTCTTAAATATGATGGATTATCTGTACACACTTCTATTGCAGATAATGCTTCAGTCGCGTCAGCGGCATCTACAGCAGTCGAAGCACGTCGAGTAGCTAATATAGCTGGGGCAATATCTACTGTCCTTACGGGTGATTTAACAGCTGATCGAGTTATGATTACTAACGGCTCTGGTAAAATAGCTGCATCGAGCGGAGTTACCCCAACAGAACTTGGATATCTTGATGGTCTTACTTTAGGAACTGTAGCTGCTTCAAAAGCTGTAACAGCAGACTCTAATGGGGACGTTAATTTTATTCGTGAAGTAGATATTGACGGTAATGTGGTAATTGGTACTAACGCTTCTAATACTGTTACTATAGTAGGAGTGCTAGATTGTGGAGCATTCTCATAATTAATTTGACCACTGGTTAAAAGTATGATAGAAAGGTAGACATGAGTACAAAAGTTTCACCATTTAGCGGCGGGTTAGGTATTGATGCCCGCTCAAAATTCGAAGTTCTAGCTAACGCTACTGTAACTGTAGGCGACGGTTCAACTACAGGTAATATTGTTGTAGGCACAATTACAGCAAGTACTTTTAACGGACTAAGTTCAAACTCAATTGGGCAGAATGATTCTGCAGTTTCTATTATAGATCCTGCTGTATCTCTTATATCTAATGGTTTAGAATATCTAACTATAGACAAAACTGAAGGAGTTGAGTCTCAATTTAAAGGTAATGTGTCTATTGGGACTAACGATTCAAACACATTTTCAATCACAGGCAAATTCGATCTAGGTGCATTTTCATAAGGAGTAACTAATGGCTACACAGCTACAATTTAGACGAGGAACGACTGCTCAAAACAACTCTTATACAGGACTTGTTGGAGAGATTTCTCTAGATACAGATACAAATAATATAAGAATTCATGACGGTTCTACTGGAGGCGGTGCCGAAATCATTCCTTCAGGTACAATTGTTGGTTATGGTGCTGCTAGTGCTCCTACTGGATGGCTTCTTTGTGATGATTCTGCTGTCTCTCGCTCAACTTATGCCCGTTTATTTGCTGTAATTGGTACTGGTTATGGTGTTGGTGACGGTTCTTCAACCTTTAATGTTCCTGATCTAAGAGATAAAGTTCCTCTAGGCAAAGGAGCTAACAACGGCACTCTTGGCACTACTACAGGCTCTGCTGCTGCAAGCAGTGTCTTAGCTTCAGCTACTAAATCAGGTGTTACAACAGCTGCTTCAAACACCGGTACTGGTACTACAGGTACAGACAATACAGGCACTGGTACTACTGGTGCCGGAACTTCTGGAAACTCTACAGCTACAACTGCTGCTTCAGACACAGCTAATGCTACCTCTACAACTGCTGCCTCAAATACAGGCACTGGTACTACAGGTACAGCAAACACAGGCACATCAAATACAGGTACTGGTACTACTGGTGCTGGTAACACTGGTGCTGAGGGTGCTGGAGATTTAACCTTAACTACTTATACAGTCAACCAAACTCTTGCTACAGGCACTAAAGACGTTACACAGGTTGGTCTTGTAACAGCGGTAAACCAAGCAAACCATACTCATTCAGTTCCTGGATTATCTATTCCTGCTTTATCTGTTCCTGCTCTATCTGTCCCAGGTTTATCTATTCCTGCTTTGACCGTTCCATCTTTAACAGTTAACAATCACACACACGGAATACCTTCACTAACAGTTAATAACCATACTCATTCAGTTCCTGGATTATCTATCCCAGCCTTATCTGTTCCAGGACTATCTATTCCTGCACTTACAGTCCCTTCTTTAACTGTAAATAATTTCTCAGTAAATACTACACTACCAACAGAAGTAGTGAATTACATAATTAAAATTTAAGGTGATATAATGACTGATAGTCGTGAACTAGACCAAATACAAATTGAGATTGAGCGACTTCATGAGCGTTCTCAGAATAATAAAGCAGAGATTCAGTCACATGAGGCTGTTTGTGAAGAACGTTATCTACACATTGTTAAAATGTTTGAACGCATGGAAACACAAATGTGTAAAATGGATAAAGAAATAGAGCATATTGGTGAGTTAGCTACTACAGGTCGCGCTTCCCTTAAGACTCTTTTATGGGTAGGCGGTCTTGCAGTAACTTTAATTACTGTTGCCACAATGATTATCAATGTATTTCCTCGATGAGTGACAAATTTTTTCGTATTAAAATTCAACGTCTTTTAGACAAACTTCCCACCCCTGTTCAATTTAATGAATCACAATGGGCAATGGTAGAAAATTTAGACTCTTCCCGTTTTTGTGTTCATATTGCAGCCCGTCGTACTGGTAAATCCTATGCTGCTGCTATTCTTGCTTTTGCAAAGCTTCTAGAGCCTGGACAACAAGTAATGGTTGTTGCTCCTAACTTTTCTCTATCGTCAATTATTTGGGATTATGTAGGGGATCTCATCAAAAACTTAGAGATAGAAGTTGATCGATACAACCAAAAAGATAAAGTTATTAAATTAATAAACGGTTCTGTGTTCAGACTGCTTTCTGCTAATAACCGTGATTCTCTTGTGGGTCGTGCTGCTAATCTACTAATTGTTGACGAAGCGGCTATTATTCCTAACGAAGAATATTATACTCGTGATTTGCGTCCTGCTCTCTCTACTTTTCAAGACTCTAGATGTTTGTGGATTTCTACACCTCGTGGTAAAGGAAACTATCTCTACGACTATTTTCTAAGAGGAAATAATCCTGAATATCCTGATTGGGCATCTTCTATCCATACTTGGCGTTCTAACCCTCTTTTGTCTGAAAAAGACGTAGAAGAGGCTAAAAAGTCAATTACTAAAGCTCTTTATTTACAAGAGTATGAGTGCGAGTGGACAACTACAGCAGCGCAAATTTATTTAGATTTAGACGAGGATAAACATATTGGAGACTTTGTAGGCGAACGTTTTTCAGAAGTAATTGCAGGGCTAGACGTTGGGTATCGTGATGAGAATGTATTTGTTGTAATAGGCACTGACGGAGATAACTATTTTATAATAGACGAATTTATATCAAAAGAGTCAACTACTTCAGAATTAGCTGCAGCTATTGGAGAAAAAGTCGATGAGTGG